GTTTTTGGTTTCATTGCCTTCCACGCTCCGTTGCTCATGCGGTCCCCTTTAGTGAATCGCATAAATGCACTGCGTATTCCCATCCGACAGAACCCAATTCCTTAGCCCCGTATCCTTCCATTTTGCTGTTTACAAATGCCGGTTTTCCGCTTTTTGTCATCGCTACCCGGTATCCTTTTTCTACTGAATCCTCAATAAAATCTCCCACTGACTCCGTATACCCATTTCCAAAGTTGCGTTCGATATTTAGAGCTTCTGAGCGCCGTTTAGATGTTCCCATAAAATCCGTCCGCGCTCCACTATAGAATCCAGCGGCTTTATTGGATTCCTCTTTGGCTGTTTTATATGTAGGATCAGATTCAATTTCCTCTTTCGATTTACCTTGTCCGCGAAGGTCTTTTATTACCTTCATAACAGACTCATGCGCCGTCTTACGCGATGGGGCGGTCTTTGCACCTACACCGCTCCCAAACTTTCCATCATCGTCTTTCGGATGCTCACTCTCTACAAAATCAGCGTCGTATCCCAAAGCTGAGTCTGTCCCTCGTGCCAGGTTTGCGCTCTCCTCCGCTTCATCCGGCGGCGCTATCTCCTTGCTTATATCTATTCCCTGGTAGCCCGACTCTGGGTCACGAGCCAGCCGCTCGCGCTCTTCTTGCGCGTCGATCACCCCGCGGTCAATCAAGTTCCCGGCTCGGATACTGTCGTTGACGCGGATGGTCGATTCCTGCTCTTCAGTCATTTCGTAGAGTGGCACAAACTCAAACGTGATTTCCGGGTCAATCGCTCCGTACATCGACATCTGAACTATCTTGAACATCTTGTCTATCGCATCACGCCAGTGTGCCTCTTGTTGGGCATGAATGTAGTCGTACCAGATGCGTACTTCGCCCTCGGCCACGTTGCCAAAGCCTGAAGGAGTAATGCCCGTCAGAACGGTTGCAGGTTCCCTCGACACGACGCAAAGCTGCTCAAGCGCCTGGGATTGGAGTTCGTGTAGGCCGCCCAAGGGAACGGCGATCTGCTCAAGCTCCTCGCGGTCCTTGTCCAGCGCCATCACGCCCTTGTTGCTGCGCGTGGCTGTGAATAGCTTGATACGGGAGAACAGGTTTGAGCCGTCGTCACCGCCGGTAAGCACCTGGTCCATCGCTGTCTTGAGAACCACGATAGAAAAGTTGTTGATGAGGTCAGAAACGCTCTGCCGAGTACGCAGCCAATTATTGACGTAAGGCTCCGCAAGTTGCGATAAGCTCATGCCGGAGAAGTTGAACGCGGGCTTGAAGATGTCGGGAACTTCGCGGGTGACGGTCACGATTACCCGCGATGCGTCCCAATGCTCACCCATTACCCACCAGCTATCCGGCCTGTAGAAGTTCGGGCTGGAGGGCGTAAGGGAGTTGTACATCAGCGGCGTTGTCCAGATCGGATCGACGTTCTTAAATCCAATCAGGCTGTCTTTCTTGACTGTGCGCGAGTCGATAATGAGCGGCGTCTTTAGGTCTGCCCCTTTGATGTTGATGAGAATCTGGCCGGTTCCGTAGAACGCATCATGTTCAGCAGCCTTGCGGATAATGCCCTGAATTCCCAACGCCGTAAACGCTTGCTCAATCTCGGTAATCTTCGTCTTGGTCGATTCATCCTCGGTATCTGTGCTGTTGAATTTAATCCACTTGCGCGTCAATTCAGTAGCCAGCGCGGTAGCCATGTTGCGGTATTCCGAGCGTAGCGCCAAGAGCATCAGGTATGGATAGCCGGGGAATCCTTCGATATTGCTGTACGCATAGAGTTGGGAGCCGAACTGAGGCCCAGCGTCCATTGCCAGCCGCGCACACTCGTAGGCTGGTTCTGAGTCCATTGCCACCTGAGCTATTGTTCCACTTGGAACAACGCCTGCCGGTATCACAGGGATGCGGATAGGGTAGTGGACGCGCTCGACTGGCTCCTCAAGAGCTAACCGAACCGCCGATGGGCTGATTCGCTGCGTTGCAAGTTCGTTACTCTTACGTTTCCTCTCGCGGAAACGGCGGACACGATCACGGCTGCTTGACGGCTGCTCGGTAGGCTTTTCGTTTTCCATTAAAGGCTCACTCCAAAACGATTATGCACCAATTCTCTCATTTCGTCACGCAGGTAGTATCCCTCAGCGAAGAAATCGCCTAAGCGTGTCCAACCGTTACGGAAGTCAAACGGACGTGACCCACGCCAGCATGGGAAGCTGCTCCGCACACCGTCACGAAGGGCAAGTTGGCTCTTGGAATACATCACCGGCGTAGGCTCGGCCAGCATTTCCTCTTCTGTGCGTCGATACCTCATGCCGCCCTCATCGCTGCGGCTATTGCCGCTTCGCTCACCAGAAGCGATGACGTTACAGGCGACGCAAACGCCATAACGAACGCATCCGCCAGGTTAGGCGACGGCACAGAGCCGCCGATCCGAGTAGACTTTGCAAGGTCTTCCTTGCTCTCCACCTTCACCCTGCCGTTGCGGTCAAAGTCGCGCTTGGGTGTGGAGAGTTCCGTTTTCAGTTTCTCCAGATGCGGCATATCGCTCGATATGCTGATTAGGTCATCGTCTCTATACTTTTCCCCGTGGTGGATTGCATTGTAGGTATTGCGAAAGCGATCTGCAATTCCCCACCACGTCTGAGCCTTGAGGTTGCAGAAATAGTCCTTGTTCTTGATCCTGTCCTGCCTATCGCTCACATAATACTCTTCGGGGCGCTCTACTGCGCTACCTGCATTGAACTTGGCATACCTCACCCGCAAATGCTTGTCTCGGACCTGGTTAAGCTCGTCAAACTTCGCTCCGGCGGAAGCTCCCACACCGATGCTGTCGTACCGGATGTCTGCCTTCCGCGCCCCAGCCGCCAGGAACGTGCGAGTGCATGACTTGAGCAGTTCATCCTCACGCGCCCGCCACTCGTCAGACCATAAGGCCACGCTGCCGTGAGCGTAGACGTTAGCGCAGGCGTCCTCTCCGTCATCAGCCACGTCAAAGCCAAGTATCTTTCGCCCTTGCGCCTCAAAGCCGAGTTTTAGGTGCGCGTCAATAGCAGCCTCAATCCAGCTACGCTTGATGACTGTGCCCTCTGTGTCCTCACGCGGCTCCCCAAGGTAGATGTGCCGATAATCCTCCTCTGACTCCGAGCGCGTCCGCTCAATTACCTCAAGCATCGTATGCGAAAAAAACGGGTTCTCGTCATAATTGATCTTGCGCAGAATGTAGCGCGTCGGAGGATTGACCACGAATCTCTGATAGGCAAAGTCACTGGCGAACATCGGGTTGAAGATGAGCCATATTTGCGACCCCTCTTTACGGATTGTCGGCTCCAATACTTCCCACTGCTCTTTCGTGAGGAAGTGCGCCTCCTCAATCCAGAGCACGTCCACATCCTCAAGTGATCTAATTTCCTGTAGATTGCGGGCCAGCCCATAGAATATAAACTCACTGCCTGTAGTTTTATGAACGATTGAACGATCCGTAATATCAAACTCTGCGGCCAGCCCAAACCGTTCTATTTGCAGCTTGAGGACCGTGTATACCGACTCCGCTATTTTGTTCTGGAATTGACGCGCACAGCAGAAACGGACTTTGAGAGTCGAGGCCAGGAAGATTGCAAACCCGGCAGCGTCCCAGGACTTCGAGCTTGAACGGCCCCCATAGAGTACCCGGCCACGCGCCGGAGCTGTCCAGAAAGACCGTAGCGCCGGGTTGAGTGTCGGTATTTGTTTACTCTCTAGTACACTTTCCATCTGGTTTACCGGCAATCAACCAAAAGTGTCATGCTGCTGATTTCTGAGACCGTTTTGTTTGTTTCCTACGATTTAGCTTTGTTGACTTATTGGTAACACTTTCCTTTGAATCATCCTTCGTGGCCAGCCCCGCGTAGAAATCATTCAGCGAACGAACGATGATTGGCCCCTCATCCGGGCCGGAAATCGGCTGCGTGATCTTGCCCTCTACCCTGTCCGCAACCTCTGCCGCTGCCTGTACCTTGCCCTTCACGGCCTCACGCACCAGCGACATAGCGATTACCTGTGCGTATGTGGTGGATTCGTCTAGCTTTAATTGCCGCGCCATATCGGGAGGGATGGGCTTGTCAAGCAGGGCAGCGTATGCGTCTGTGAGGGGCTTGCGCTTGGGA